AGCATTAATTCCTCTAATCTTAAACCACTCTAAGTTTCTATTGCCCTGGCTATTTATTCTTATTCCACCAAGTAGACCTTCTCCTTCAGAGTCTTCGTTAGTAGAATCACCTACAAATAATCTGTACTGTGATTTATCTCTTAAAGAAGTAGAGTGAACTTCCTTACTGGAGTTTCTAAAGCCTAGCTTTTCAACAGTGCTTGGAATATTACGAGTAACATTTCCCAGTTCAAAGTCTTGATTTTTAACAGTACCTCCAATAGTTCTAATGCCATCAAAGGATAAGTAGTAGACATCCCCGTCCATTTCTTGAATTGTTCTAGGATCGATAACACCAATCTTATGAGTTACGTTTTGATACTGAAAGTTTGTGCTATTTTGTCCTGCTATTGTTCCAATACGGTCATAGGAAAAAAGAAATAATTGTTCTCTCCAGGGGGCCAACCCTGTTATTTTACTACCAGTAAAAATTTCACCACTTCCAGAAGAACCTGTAACAGTTGCTTCTTCATTAGGAGCAGAAAATCTAATTGCTTGTCCCACTGAAAAGAACATATGCTCATGAAACTCTTGGACTGCCGTAGCTGCAACAATATTATCTGCCGTAGTCTGGTGAATCGTTACTCCATTTACAACAGCATGTTCAATCATTGATGTTAAAGTTGAACCGTCAAAATGTATAGGAGGATTAGCTCCATCTACAATAATAATATTATCAGTCCCACTCCAATTATACCTTGTTGATTGAACACTTACTGGTGCATTAGTCAGTGTTATAAGAGAAGACCCCCAACCAGACCCTGTACTTACGTACCATTTTTTGTCACGGAGTGCCAGGCATTTATCTTGAAACATAAAAACTGCATCAACCTTACCTGCACCAGGAACAACAGCAGTATCAAATTTTTGATAGCCTTTTATTCTTCGATACCCACCAATAGGAGAAGGTTCAAAGTTACGTGCATCTATAAGAGATCCAGGCAAGCTTGCTCCCTGTACTAAAGGAGAAAGGTTTTCAACTATGCCACCCTCAGGGGTAACTGAAAGGGTTTCCCACCTATCCATTACTTAGACCAACCATCTCTGCGGCTTCTAGCACGAGCTCTTGTATCATAAGCATAAGTAATTTCCTGTGGAACTAAAGTTCTTTTCATGTCTGCTAAACCTTTTTTATATTTTTGATATTCTTTAGCAGCCATCTCGTAGTTTTCTCTAAAGTCGTAAGCACCCTGCATTGCAAAAGCTACAATAACTCTGTCATACTCTTTTGGAATAAGTGTTGTGCTAGTTGCAGAAGACAAACGATCAGGGTTTTTCCAGTACTCATAAGTAATTGTATAAGCTCTATCAGGAATAGGAGTTACTCCAATTTTTAAATCACGAGTACGATATATTTGAGAGGGTAAATTAACTGATCCAGCTGTCGCTAATTGATCATTGGCTCTTAGTCTATTGTGCCATTCAAGGTATTCTATAACGCTTAAAGGTTTTGCAGATACTTCAAGACTGGCATCTTCGTTAAGGTAGAATGTTTTCCAATCTGTAACTTTATTATCAGAAGCAAGAGAATAAGTTTGAGTACCACTAACTGTTGTAATTGTTCCAGTACTGTGATTAAAGGGCCATTGCGTTACCGCCTGATTAATGTCGTCAATTGCCTCTTGTACTAAATCTTTAGCTAATGCCTGGAAACCTGTGGCAGAACTAAAATTAGCCGAAGTCAGTTCTACCTGATTCAGCTTTCTAATTACTTTATTTGTTAGTTCTAGAAAAGTAGTTCCCATTGGAGGCTCCTTTATAAAATGAGGTGAGGTTGTTTAAGGTACAACCTCCAAAACCTTAGTAGTATTAAGCTACGTCTTTAGCAGACTTAGCTCGTGGATTACCAGTATAGTCAGCCATCTCAAAGAGAATCTCAACTTCCCAGTCATCACTAGCAGAAGATGCTGTAGCAATCTTCAAGTCTAGTACGTCAGCACTAGAGTAGAACTTACGCTGATCGAAGATACCATTAGTACCCTGAGCAGCATAACCAGTAGAAGTACCATCAGCACCATCTACCCATTCATCAGCCGCAGTACCGTCACCGAGGTCAAATGTTAGAGTGGTACCAGTATCAGCAGTGATCACGTTAAGTGTTGCACCACTAACAACTGTACCTGCAGGAATGTCTGCTACGTAGATGATGTCGGCAGCAGCAAGGGCAGAACCCTTAGCAGCAGCAGCCTGTGCACCTGTTACTCTAACAGATACGATACCTGGTGCGGCTGTTGCAGCCATCCCAAGACCAGCAGTTGCACCGCCTTGTTTTAGATCGATATTAGCCATAGTATAATTCCTTTCCTATTAAGCTGAGTGATAATATGCACCGACAAGAGCTTCAGAACGAAGAACCTTGCGACCATATAAATGAAGACCACGAGTTAAGTCAGCAAAGTCATCGCCATCTCGTAGAGTTTCAACAGTGTTTAACTGTTCAGCTGTAGCACAGGCAGAACTATGTCCAGCCATGATCACACCATGATCACTTGTAGCGTTACCAGCAGGACCATTACCAACTGTAGGCAGGTTGTTAGTACGATACATATCAAAGCCACGAATTTTACCGATATGAACACGACCGTTAGTTAGAACGCCCTTTTCACCAGTGTCGTTATTGATAAACTTGCTGTCTTCATCACCAAGCTTTTCAAAGAAAACTGGATCAGCAGCAAACCAACGCCCCTCGTCAGGAACATTTTGCTGTGAAAGCAAACGCTCAAAACGATTGATAATACCCAAAGGAGTAAAGAGGGTTGAGGTTTGTGTTGCACCAGTTGTAATTTCAACAGGTGCTCCAGCTGCACCAATTTTGTGAGCTGAAAGATCTAGTTCACCATCATCAGTGCCTAGGTAACCAGCCATGTAGCTCAAGATTTCACTATCATACGCATCACGCATACGGTAGGCTGCTTGATCAGTAGCTTGTTGTTCCCAGTTAATGTGAGACTGTTTCTTCTCAATATCATTAACACGGAAAGCAAACTTGTTAGCCTTGTCAATAATAAGGATGATTTCATCATCGTCTAAGTCTTGTGCACGGACAGTCTGTCCACGAACGTAGGCTGAAACTTCGATGTTAGGTTCTTTGATGATCTTTACAGTATCACCAAATTCAGATATTTCACCAGTGTAATCAGAGTTGGTGATGTCACGAACGATGGACTCTTTGCGGAATGCAATTTGTACCATCTTCGAGTAGATTTGAGGGGACCAGTTACCATTAGGTAAATTGCCGTACCCTGCAGCAGTTGCATATGCCATATTTATTTCCTTTTATTAGCATTATGTTTTGGTTGAGGGACTTCATTCACCTTAACGTCTTGGATTCCAGGGAAGTCTCTTTGGCTAAAAAGAGGGGCCTTTAGTCTAAGGATGGTTAAGTGAAGAGTGTGTTCCTAAGCAGCGTTAGTTACATCGAGTACAAGATTCCCAGTACGTCTAGCCTTATCGTACAGGGGCTTATTCTCTACCCACTCTTCGTCAGTCCAATTAAGGACCTCAGACTCTAGAAGTTTACCTTTTGGAGTCGGAGGTGTTTCGACTTTAGCTTTTACTACCAAGGAGGCAGCATCAGCTTCGTCTTGTTTAGCAGTCTTTTTATTTGACTGTTTACTATCTTCGCCAATCTCTAGGAGATTATTCTCCATTTTGTAAAGATTAATGGCTTGGATAATACTCTTGGGGTTCAGTCCTTTATAAAGAACATCACCAACCCAGCTATCTTGATTTTCAACCCATTCATGGAAAGACTTGTCTCCGTTAAGTGAATCAAAATCTGGGTGTGCTTGGACCACCTTCTCTTTAGTAAGAGCTGCGGTGGACTGTTGATCTTTTTCTGCAAGGCTAGAAACTTGTGCTTCTAAGTCTACTTGCATTCCTTTTGCAATATCAGTAGCAATTGCCCTAATAGCACCTGCTACATCAGGATACTGTTTTTGCCATTCAAGAAGGTCTGCCTCGTTAGTAGGCATACTTTCAGGACTCTTTGCTTTTTCTTCTTTAAGAGCCTCACGTAATCTTTCTAGTTCTTTATCTTTAGTGTTACGTTCTTTATACCAGGCACTCTTAGTATCACTATATCTTTTAGCCCAGTTTTTATCTTCTTTAGATGCTTCAGGATCAGCCATGATCTCTTCTGCTTCTTTAAGTTCAGGGTCTGGAGCTTCACCCTTTTCTTTTTCTGCACGAGCTTTTATCAGTTCTGCAAGTTCTGCTTCGTCTTTATCTAGTTGTCTATCTTCTTTTTTTTCTTCTGACATTTTGTTATCCTTTCGGGAAGCCTGTCTTAGGGGCCGATGGTTGTAGAGTACCCTAAAGGATACACCTAGAATTTAGTTATACTCGTAAGTTTAACCTTGTCAAGTTCTTTTTTTATTTTTATTTTCTTTTTCTCCCCTGATGAGGAAATTAAGATCCGATAAAACTTCTCTCAAAGATTTTATCTCTCCCTGTTTTTGAGAAAAAACTTCTAGAGTTATTCCTTCAAGCTTCATCACTTTATTGGATGCTTTAAGTTTTAAGTAATTTTCAAACTTAATCATAGATTCTTTACCAACAAGTTTAAGTAATTTTTCTTCTTCTGTTTTAATCACTGAACAGGACCTCCCTGTGGAGGCATAGGTGGCATCATAGGTTCTTCGTTTGGCGTTTGCTCAGTACCAGAAAATCCTTGCTCACCAGGCATAACAGGGGCTTGAGGTCCTATGTTCCCCCCCATACCTGGAGGTATCGGAGACTGTTGTTGTTGAGGAGCATAAACCCCTAAAGATACTTTTAATTGATATTCTTCTTCAGAAAGAGTAGCTAATGTAGGGTCAAGTTCAAGAGACTTTGCAAGTTCCTTAGTGAGATACTCTTTATTAAGTCTCATTGACATTTCTTGATCTGCACCAGCAACCTGCATAAGTTGTAGCATCCGTTGAGACCTAACTTCTTTAGCCATTAAAGATGAAACACCTTGAGGTTTAACTTCCAAATCTCCAAGTAATGTCGGATCAAAGTCAAACTGATTGTTCCAGGCAAAGTAAGCTTTACCCATTGGTTCAAGTACGTAGTCATCTATGTTTTTAATAACTGTTTTAACTGCCCCAGATGCAGCACCCATCAACATTGAGATACCTGCAGCAGTACGCCCTACTCCTGATACACCAGTCTGTCCATGAGAAAATGAACTAATACCTGTGCCTTCATCAGCCAAAGCTCTAAACTTATCGTACATCATCATGTTGGACTGTGCAGTGCTTGGAAATTGTATAGAGTTAATAGTACGTCCAGGCTGACCGCCCTCTCTCTTCCATATCTTTCCAGGGTACATATCCATAGTAGTATCAGATGAAAGATTATCACTGTCTACTTCCAACATAATATTACCTGCAAGAACTGCGTTATCTACAGACATTCTTGCAAACCCGTTCATTAGAGTTTGGCTATCGTCCATGTTTTCAGGAAGACCTACGCCAAAGAAATTATAAGGATCTTCTTCATAAGGGCATACGTAGTAAGGAATACGTGCAGGTTTAAATGGATTAATTACTAAACGTATAAGGATTCCATTACATAAATAAGCACATATATTAACCTCATCATCACCTGACATACCTTTTGGAAGTTTAAGATTACCTAAGCCTTCTAGCTTATTAATAGCCATAACACCCCAGTATTCAATCATCTCAAACTTATTAGTAGTTATAGTATCATTACCTTCTTTCAGAGTTATTTCCCACTCTTCATCTGTATAGTTAGGTCCTATCTCTATAGCAAGATCAATGGCATCTGCCAAGAAAAACTTTTGTTTTTTATAATCCCTAAGTTCAGATTTACTAAGTTTGTGTCTTTCAATAATCCATTCACTATCTTCAACACTAGCAGCATCTGTGTCATTATATATTGACCAAATAGATGCAAACTTACTCACAGGCATAGGTACCGATATCGGATCATACTCACCTTCTTCGTCCCAGCGAGGGTACTCTTTTTCAGTATGGAAAGGACCTTTAAGACAACCAGATCCCAGCATACACATTTCAAAAAGAAACTTACGAAACTCACGAGGCATTCGAGATTCAGTTAACTGATCCTGTATTTTTTTAGTCATACCCTCTGCTGCAAGCTTAGAAGGATTAAGAGTAATTTTTCCAGGCTTATCAGCACCACCCTCTTCAACATCTATGTTTACATCCTCTGAAATTGATAATGCTTTAGCAGCAATTCTTTTCATTCGTTTCATTATTGTATCATTAGGAAGAACATCATTACCGTCCCCTGGAAATCCAATAGGGTCTATAATTTGCTCAGAGATACCTTCAGAGCCCGAAACATTTTTTTGGCTAGTAGGGTCTATCTGGATGGCTTCTAGTGATCCTACGGGCTTCTCTGTGGCTCCAACAGATATTGGAAACATAGGACCACCAAGTAAGACATCTAGTAATTGACCGTAGGCTGCAAGAGTTTTAGTTTTAGTTACTTTAATAAAAACACGAGATACCTCTGTATCTGTAAACTCAACTTCATCTCCGTATCTTCCACGAAAATTTTGATAACATTTTAACCATCTGGCCTCTGCCTGTTTACGGTTAATTTTACTTTCTTGAAATTTACCTAAGATATCCGAGGCAACTACATTTCCTGGTGATGTCATTGCCATCTTTTCAAGAACTGTTGGTGCTGAATCTTCTACTAGTGTTTCATCTTTCATTATTACATCCTTATGTTACTTTTAGCTATACGATCTATGTAAGATGTCACTCGTCCTACATAAACATTTTCTGGTTCTTTGTTAAAGAAACCTCCTGTATTTATTGTCCAGTCAAGAGTTTCTTGTGAGAGACCTTTAGTTAACCCTTTAAAGTCTTCTCTATGATAAGAAATAAGTTCACTTGTAGCTGGATTTCCAGTATCTCTATATAAAACAAAGGCTGCTACATCACCCGTTACTGTTAAAAATTTAATTTTATTTGGTGAATATTTAAACTCACCATTAAATCCATACCACTTTGAACCCGATAGAGTTACTGCTGGATCTAGAGTATTAGATCCCAAGTCATTTAAGTATTCATGTGTTGAATTAAATACGTAGTCTAATGTAACTGGAACTGCTTTAATAGGAGCAGTAGTAACATCTATTGCACTTAGTAAGTAAATACTGTAGAGCCTTGAGTCTCTTTCTAGTAATGTTTTGTCTACAAAAATATCTGCAGGTAAAGTATCTAACTCTAGGTGCTTAGAGGTTGCAGTAAGCTCTACATTTTTTACAATAACTACTGATGTATTAGTAGGCAATAAGTTTAATTCAATGCCAGTTGCATTAAGAACTTTATCAATGTCAATCCGAATAGTAGTGCCAGTTTCAGAAATAACTAATTCGGCTGGTACAGCTACCATTTCTTGATCAACATCAACAATTACAATTGTATTAGTTGAATCTACATTTAAAGAAGAACTACCAGCTACAAAGGAAACATCTACTGATGTCACAGTTGTTGTAGGCGTTAGCGATAAAGATACAGATGCAGGCGTTAAGGGCCATGCACGAGCAAAATCTTCAGTAATTCTAATAAGATTACTTTCAGATACACGAAGATTTCCATCTTCAGTTATGCGTTGACCTGCCATACTAATTCCTAATTAACGTAGCCCATTTCAAGCTCAAGTTTATTTCCACCCTTGTCAATCCAAGCCTTATCTACTTCTTCTGTCCACCAATCTTTCCACTTCGTTAGGTCGCCCGTAAAGGTCACAGTGTCTCCCCAAAGTCTTTCAAAATGATTTTCTATAAGTGGCAGCCCAAGGTAATCTCCTATGCCCTGTACAACTTTTGGGTCACTAAGCAACTCTTCAAACCTGACCGTGTACCACCTATCATCTGCGATACAAGGGTAGTGGTCATTTAGATAATCAAGCATAAAGTCCATACTTTTAATAATGGTTGTATCATTTCTAGGCAGATTCATAAAACGTACCCAACTGATCAAAACATTTCTTGGATTGCGTATAATCTGTACTTGCGGATGCGGCTTATCCTCATAAGGGTAAGGCTTATAAAATCCGTAATGATGTTTTCTAACTTCATCTGCATTAAATAGACTGATAGCTTTTAGAAGTAAGTTTGTACCAGACTTTGGAGCACCTCCACAATAAAGCATTTGTCCACCTTACTTGTTATGATTTAGAATATACACGCCATCAATCATACCTGCATAATAAGTGTCTACAGATTCAACCCCAACATTCATAACATCAAGTGTGCCTGTCATAACTTCAACGCTTGTTATAGATATATTTGATCCATCGTGACCACGCAATTCATCGCCTACTACAAGTTCACTTGCTGTTATCCATTTCCAGGCTGAGTTATTATAAGCAAGGAATGGGTGTGATGATGTACATTCAAGCTGTCCGTTAACTCTAATCCACTCACCGACTACATACGAAGTTGCCCGAACCACTGTTGATGCAGTATTTGAAGCATTATCTAAACTAGTTGCTGTCCAATCTTTCCAGTTAGGATTATCCTCATCAAGCATTGTCGGTTCTGTCAAACCTGAAAGCCTATCATTTACAGAAATATCAGCAACCGTTGCAACACGGTCAGCAGCACCACCAACACCTAAGATGATGACTTGTGAATTAACTGCT